AACACTACGCAAGGTTTTCAATTTTTCTAGGTAGGCCCTCGCTATATTGGCATGGATCATGCATCTAATAGCCGGGGGTCGATGGGCGGCCCCCTCCCTAACCACCGAAAGGAGCCACGATGGCAAACCCAGTTCACGTTCCCGATCGTCACGAGATCAATCTCAAGACGGTCGAATTGAAGGTGTCCACCGGCAAGGGTGACGACAAAGACGAGACCACCTTCCAGGCTGAACTGCCCGCGTCCCTCGGAGATGCGGTGGCGCACCTGGGCGAACGGGCCGTCTTCCGGCGCTTCATCAACGCCCACGTCGTCTACCTCCAGGGTCAGGAGCGCGCCAAGCTCCAGAAGACCAGCGACGAGACTCCCAAGGAGCGCAAGCGCGCTGCCTACTTGGAATCGCTTGGATTGTGAGTAGCTAGCAATGCCACACCCGAACGCTACCTTCTCCCTGGAGGAACGGTTCCTCCTGAAAACGAAGCGTGAAGCGAACGGGTGCCTTCGGTGGATAGGCGCCATAACCAGCCGAGGCTACGGCAGCCTGTGGGCTCACGACGAAATCCGTCAAGCTCACCACGTAGCCTGGAAGCTGCATTATGGCGCCTACCCCGACTGCACAAAAGCCAATGGTTGGATGTTACACCATACCTGCGATAATCGCTGGTGCGTAGAGGCTACTCATCTAGAGCGCATACGCGAGAGCGAACACTTTGAGCTGAGCGACAAAAATATCTGCAACCAGCATGCTCAAAAGGACGTATGCCCAAAGTGCGGTGGCCAGTACACATGGCGCAAGAATGGTGGCCGGACAACCCGCCGTTGCTTGAGATGCAAGCAAGAGTACCAAAGTAACTACGGTCAAACTCAAACACCTAGCTACCTCCGTAGGCGCAACGTCGACCTACGCAAGTTATTTGAGTAGCCATGAAAACCATAGACGAAATGACCGAGGATGAACTGATCGCCGCCATCACACAGCTCCAACAAACCCGCGTGCCGGCGGAGAAACAAAGACAGCCCAAGAGATTAGATGATAAACCCAAAAAAGACCCAGCGAAACGAACTTGGAGAGATGATCTCTTTGGAGAATAACATGCTCTCGCGCAAACGCATTCTACGTGAAATGGAACTCATGGATTGGAGTGGTCACGTAGAGTTGCCCATCTGCGACTTGGAATGGCTCGCAAGTCAGCTCTACGTGCGCCTCACCGAATCCAAGGAAGAAATCTGTGAAGCCTGCGGACGCCCCAACCCGCTGGTTATCACAACAGTGCTCGGCCCCATTTGTGCCGAGTGTGTCGAGGACATGAACGACCACATCGACCAGATGCGGGACGCTGTGGAGGACTCATGAATGGTCCCCTCGAAGATTTCACCGAGACCCTCAAGGACATCAACAAACGATCCAACGACGATCCGATGGTGGCGCTAGTCAGCTTGATAGCCGCCTCTCTGTACGACATGCTTGGCACGCTGCGCCGCATCAACAAGCAGCTTGACGAGTGGCCCCATGAATGAGGAGGCTTGGCTTGACTCCAGCAAACTCGAAACCTTCAACCTCTGTCCCCAGAAGTACGCCTACCGGTACGAGCAACACCTTGTCCCTCTCGAGCGCAAGCGAGACAACCCACTACTGTTTGGGGGTGCCCTGCACCGGGCACTCGAGACGTTGTACCGCGGCACCGCGTTCGACAAGGTTGCGTGCCCGCTCGGACCATGTGTGAGGTGTAGGGGAGACGAGATCCCTCGTATCAGCGCCACCTTCCTCACAGCCTACAGTGACGACCCCACTGATCCCAAGGAGATCCGCACCGTGGATCGTGGGTTGGACTTACTCGTCCAATACCTGAACAAGTGGAAGCGTGAGCCCTTCAAGATCGTCGGCGTCGAGTGTCCCTTCGAGTTGCAGCGCCGCGCCGACGGTGACCATGACGTTATCAGTTTCAAATATATTGGCCGCATAGACCTGATCATCAACTGGGGCGATGTCTGGATGACCGTAGACCACAAGTCAACCACTCGCTTCGGTCTCCTGTTCGACTCGAGCTTCAAGCTCAGTGGACAATTCACTGGGTACATGCTCGGGGCAACCGCGATCACAGGCCACGAAGTCACCAACGCAATGGCTAATGCTCTCCGCATCACGACCAAAATAGATGACAGCTCGTTTGCACGCATCTTCACCACCCGCACTCCCGAGGAGTTTGAGGTCTGGGAGCAGCAGATCAAGACCCAAGTCGCACAGATCCATGCGATGCGCCGCACGGGGTTCTTCCCGAAAGCTGCGCCGTTCGCATGCGGGGCGTACAACCGCATCTGTGAGTACTACCCCCTCTGTGTGGCCTCTAGCGAGCAGCGCAAAACCCTCATCGAATCCTCCTACGAGAGGGTCGTGTGGGAGCCAAGGAAGGTGGAAGATGCCGTTGGATGAGATCACACCCATCAGTGACAAGCCTCTCTTCAAGTCATATCTATTCTATGGGCCACCCGGCTCGGGCAAGACCACCCTCGCGGCCATGCACCCATCCAAGCACAAGCTCTGGTTGGACATGGATCAGAAGATCAACGAGATGGACGTGCTGCCCAACAAAGGGAGCATCCACGTCTGGACCCCTGGGGAACCCCTAGGTGACCCCGAGCAGATCCAAATCCCGTGGTCGCCTGATCCCAAGAACGTGGCCGCCGGCACGATCCCCGTGCGCAAACCCCGTGGGTACGAGAAGCTCGTTGGCATGACCAACGATCTCCTCAAAGCCTATCGTAACGCAGGCACTGCACCCCCCTACGATGTGGTCGTCCTAGATACCCTGACGAGCATGAGCGATCACTGGCAACGGTTGCTCATGTTCACCCACAAAGTCAGCTTCATGACCGAGCGCCTGTGGGGTATCTATCTGGCGGGCATGCTGGAGTACATCAACGGGTTCCTCCAGCTCCCCTGCGATCGGATCATCCTGTGCCACGAGAAACGCCGCATCGATGAGGACACCAAGCAAGACATCGTACGACCCAGCGTCGCAGGACAAATGGGTGACAACCTGGTTCGCCATTTTACTGAAGCGTATTATCTCAAGGGTCGCGACCGCTCTGGCAAGTACACACTCCAAACCATAACCAGCGACGGGATCGCCGCCCGAACCAGCATGAAGATTGACCCGCAGCTCTCCGCGGGACCAGACATTTATAGGTGAACGTGGGCCACTCGTGGCCCCCAACAGGTGGGCGGTAGCTCACCAGAAAGGTCCGATCATGGACGAGCCTGGCTTCATCAAGCTCAACCTGGATGACGTGGACGACGGGACCGATCCCGTCCCCGCGGGCATCCACCTGTGCCGCGTCAAGAACGCGGTGCAGAAGCACAAGCAGGACTCCGAGTACCCGTACATCCAGGTGACTCTCACTCCCCTGGACACGGAGGAGAAGTTCCAGCGCCGTGGCCTCCTGCTCACGCTGAGCTTCCACCCGCAGGCCCTGTGGAACATGAAGCAGTTCATGACCAAGGCCCGCGTCCCGCACGGGGCCGATGGGTTCCACGTGGGTGACTTCATCGGTCGCGAGCTGTACGTGACCGTGAAGCACAAGCCAGACCCGAACGACCCCGCCGCGATCCGCGCCGAGGTCAGCCCGCCCTACACCGTGGCATCGTAATCCAACCAGGGGGGTGGCTGAAGGCCACCCCCCTAGGAGTTTGCAATGAAGGTACCAGTTGAGAAGCAGCTGGATGACATCAGTCACTTCCTCATGAGCCTCAACGATGGTCTGATCGAGCTGGGCACTGCGTGCAACGAGCGGGATGTCGAGAGTATCCGCGAGACAGCCAAGCAGTTGCCCAAGCGTCGCGAGATCGAGAAGTATATCTCCCGTATCTACAAGCTCCTCGAAACCCGGCCCTGGCTCGAGATCGAGCCCCCCGACGATGAGTGACACGATAGCCATCAAGGATATCATCGTCGAAGCGCGCATGCGCAAGTTCTTCGGGAACATCGAGGAACTCGCGAACAGCATCGCGCGCTTTGGCCTGCTGACCCCCATCGTCCTAGACGCCGACAATCGGCTGATCGCGGGCCACCGTCGCTTGCTCGCCATGCAGCATCTCGGGTGGACCGACGCCCCGTTCAGGCGGATGGAGGCGCTGGACCCCGTGCTGAGGCAAGAGCTGGAGCTCGAGGAGAACATCCGACGCAAGGACCTCGAGTGGCCCGAGGAGGTGCTCGGCCTATACAAACTGTATCAGGCCAAGCAACAGAGATATGGCGAAAAAGGAAGTGCCATCGCCGTCAACGGAGGCTACGGGATCGAAGAGGCGGCGCGTGAGTTCGACCGCAGCGGGGGATCAATCAGCATGGATCTCGCGCTCGCCCGTGGCCTCTACGACTATCCCGAACTCACAGAAGAAAAGACCAAAAGCGCGGCGTTCAAGAGGTTCAGGAGAATCCAAGAGACGAAGCTACGAACGGAGCTCGCGAAGCGTCGTCAAACTGTCGTCTCGTCCGCGCAAGAAGAGTACGATGAGTCCGAAGATGGTGAACCCCCCGAAGCCGAGGGTCTCCAGCGCCAGCCGATCCGCAAAGCGCTCTGGAAAGGGGTTGGAGTATTTTATCACGCGGACTCAAGGGATGTGCTCAGGCAGCTCCCGCCCGAAAGCATCGACCTCATCGTCACGGATCCTCCGTTCGGTATTGGCCTCTACCGTGAAGGCGCCCCCGTTGGGAGCAGTAAGTTTGCGGCATCCCAAGGCACGATGTACCACGACGATCCCAAAGAAGTGATGGACATGCTCGATGAGGTGTTCATGCACGCGGCCAAGCTGCTCAAGAAGGACGGCCACGCGTATGTCTTCTTTCACATGACCAGGTACGAGCCTGTGTACCTCATGCTCCGCAAGCATTTTGGGGATTGCGAGCCCACACCGATCATTTGGGCCAAGCAGACCAGCGGGATCGGTGACCCAAATCGTGCGTGGATCTACAACTACGAGCCCTGTTTTTGGGTCAACAGGGGACGCACCCTGGTCAAGCCACAGCCCTTCAACGTCCTGAAGTACGACACCGTGGGTAAGAAGATCCACAGCACAGAGAAGCCCGTAGCCTTGATGCGACACCTAATCGAAGCCAGCGCGATTAAAGGGGAACTAGTCCTTGACCCATTCGCGGGCTCGGGAGCCACGCTCGTTGCCGCAGCGCAGCTGAGCTGCAAGTTCATCGGGGTGGAAAAGCATGAAGACTTCTGGCGGAGTGCGGTGGATCGTGTTGCGCGCGATCTGGCGATCGAAAGTGACCTTCCCAAACAAGATGTTCCTGTCAGCAGCGATGATGGTGAACAAGAAGCTTCTAGCTGAGATCGTAACGTACATCGAGGAGGGTCCACCCCGGACCCTCCGGTCCCCCACCTACTCGATAGGCTTGCATAGCAAGCGCGATCCATATCGAGGTAGGTAACGGTGAGCTGCGACCTGATCCTGACACATAAGCCAGATCAGGATGGGTATATCCGTCTCCGCACCAGGCATGGGAAACGTTATGCCCACGACCTTGCATGGGAAGAGTATCACGGAATGTCCATCCCGTCTGGCTATGTGGTTCATCATCTCTGCCATAACAAAGCCTGCAAGAATCCAATTCACCTAGAGCTCCTACTTCAAGGTGAGCATACTCGCCTGCATAACGCTCGAGAGATATGCAAACGAGGGCATTCCATGACTCCAGAGAATGTATACTACTGCACCACCAAAACAACGGGCAAGAAGCAAAGACTCTGCCGCCCATGTTCATTGATGCGTCAGAGCCATGCCAAGTAGCATCCACGGCAAAGTCGTTCCGCCAAGCGGACCACTAAACGCCAAGATAGTGATAGTGGCCGCGAGACCAGGACGCGACGAATGCTTCTCGGGAGCCCCCCTCACGGGCCCATCAGGGGAGATGTTGTGGCGTCTCCTCGGTATCCCACGGACTGAGGTATATGCTACCAATGTCCGAAAAGACTACAGCGACTATAATTCAGTTCCGACCTCTACGGAGCTGGCCGAAGCTATGCCGGCTCTGCAAGCGGAGCTTGCCCGTACCAATGCCAACATATACGTGGCCCTCGGTCGGGAAGCACTCTACGCTATTACTGAGAAGCCGTCAATTGAACAGTGGCGAGGTAGTGTTGTACCTTGCACTGTTCTGCCCGGTAAGAAGGCGCTGGGTACATACCATACGGCGCATGCCCTTCGGGATTATCCGACTACGTACATAATCGAGCACGACCTACGGAGGGCAGTCCATGAATCCCTCTATTCAGATATCCGCAACCCTAAACGTACGTTCGCAATTAACCTCCCGTTTAGAGAGACAGTTGACTATATCAACTCTCTTGGCAGCGATCTCTCGGTTGATATTGAAACCATCGGGTTTGAAGTCATTGACTGTATCGGTATCGCTGACTCCGCCACCCGAGCAATCTGCATTCCCTTTATCGGAGGTTGTCTTACTGTTACAGAACTTGCGTACGTATGGCGTAAGCTGCACGCTAAGTTTCTCACCGCAGGCGTCATCGGGCAAAACATTCAATTCGATCTCACGAGACTCGAGCGGTACGGGTTCAAGTTCCCCCTCATCAAGTTCGACACCATGCTCGCGCACCACCTCCTCTACCCCGAGTTTGACCATGACCTGGGGTTCATCACCTCCATCTACACCAGGGAACCCTACTACAAGCACGAGATAAATACCAACCGGTGGGAATACAATTGCAAGGACGCGGCTTGCACGTACGAGGCGTACGAGGGCCTGCTCGAGGAGCTGAAGTACAGGTCCCAACTGGACTACTACAATGAGCACGTGCTGTCCCTCATCCGCCCAATCATGAGGATGCAAGATGAAGGCTTCACGATCGACCAAAGCTCGCTGGAAAGCACCCGCCGCCGGCTTTCCCTTGAGGTGGACTACCTGCAACTACTGCTCGAAAGGGATGTGGGTTTCCAGATCAATGTACGCAGCGGACCGGATCTGCGTAGACTGCTACATGAAAAGCTACGGCTCCCAGTCAAAAAGCTCACGGCGAAAGGCGCGCCGTCAACGGATGAAGAGCACCTCAGAAGTTATATCTTCAGCCATCCCGAGCACGCCGGCCCGCTCAAGGCAGTCTTAGATATTAGGGAGCGTAGGACGTTACTGTCAGGTTTCTTGGACCTCAAGCTGGGAACCGATGGCCGCTACAAAGCGAACTACCTCATTCATGGAACAAAGAGTGGGCGCTTAAGCTCACGAGGACGGGGCAGTGCGGATAGTAAGAAGCGAGGCCCGCAACTTCAGAACATTCCTTATTCTGCTAGAAGAATCTTTGTCGCAGCCCCTGGCTGCAAGCTCGCCCAAGGAGACCTCAAGCGAGCGGAGGCCATGTTTGTTGCCTTCGACAGCCAGAGCAAAACTCTACAACGTCTATACACAGATGCTACTGTTAATCCATATTGCCAATTCGCATCAGAGGTCATGGGACGACCAATCCATAAGAGCGATGATCTGATCTACAAGACGTTCAAGCAGGTGACACATGCGAGTAATTATGGCATGGCATGGAAAAAGCTCATTATCGTGCTACGACTTGCTGGTATCAACATCGACGACCTCGAGATACGTGGGCTTTGGTCTGGCAAGAAGAAGGCCGAGTTTCTCATCGAATCTTACCACGCTCGATATCAAGAGATCAGAGGAATCTGGCATCCCCGAATTAAGTCACAAGTGCGTGCGACTCGAATTATCGCTGATGCGTTTGGTCGTAAGCGTTTGTTTCTTGACCGCATGGACGAAGATCTGTTCCGAAAAGCATTTGCCCAGCGGCCTCAAGCCAGCATCGTCACGATCGCGAACATTGGCATTCGACGTTTGGTTGCACGAGGCTATAAGGTTGTGGCGCAGGTACACGATTCAATAGTCGTGGAATATCCTGAAGATCAAGAGGCTGAAACCCTACGGGCCCTCAATGATGCCATGACCACGCCCATAACAAATTGGGGAGGAACATTCACGATACCGGTGGAGTTGAAGGTTGGCTATAGCTGGGGTGATCTCAAGGAGGTGCACCTTGAAGATTATGTCAGTAGCCCATCTGCTGATCAAAGCGTCGGGCTATTGGGTGGCGTTTAACGAGTACGGTGCTTACTTAAAAACAGACCCGTACATTAGTGACAAGGAGTTGAGGGATGAGGTGATCCAACAGGCAATCGAGCGAGCACAGAAACTAGTCCCCACGCTGGTGCACAAATGAATTTCCTCGACCGATACCTCCAATATACACAACACCAGGAAAGCCCAGCAGAGTTCCATCTGTGGGTCGGCATAACAATGATCGCGTCAGCGATGGGAAGGAAGTGTTACTTTGATAAGGGATACTACAGACTCTATCCGAATCTCTTTACCATCCTCGTGGCTGGTAGCGCACGGTGTCGAAAATCCACCGCGATTGGAATTGGAGTTGACCTGCTCTCGTCCGTACCAACTACACGGGTTGTTGGTGGTAAAATTACTCCAGAGCGATTCATCTCGGAAATTGCGCCTAGTGAGGGCCATTCGGCACCCAATATTCTCGTCTACAGCTCAGAGCTAAGCGTGTTCCTAACCAAGCAACAATATGGGGAGCCACTGATACATATCCTGACTGACTTATATGACTGTCCAACACAGTGGTCGTACAAGACTAAGAATAAGGGCGAGGTTACTCTCAACGATCTATTCCTGTGCATCATTGCGGCAACGACGCCAGATGGAATATCTAGAGGTATTCCGCCGAGCGCGCTCGAGGAAGGATTCGCGAGTAGAGTCTTGCTCATATACAAAGCAGACACCGACAGAAGGAACGCCTTGCCCAAGCTGTCAGCAGAGGAGCTGGCGCTCAAGCAAGAACTGTCCGTTGAGCTAGCGAATATTGGTCAAATTGCGGGCGAGTTTGTGCTCAGCACCGACTCCGTTGCTTGGTACACGAAGTGGTACGAGGAGATGCGACCACCCGTTGACCGCCGGCTCGAGGGCATGTGGGGTCGCAAGCACGACCACCTATTACGGGTCGCGATGGTGCTCGCCGGGGCAGAGCATATTAGGGTGATCGAGGTGCACCATCTCGAGGCTGCTCAGATGGCGATCGACCAGGTGGAGGAGACAGCACCGATGGCGCTCACTGAGCTGGGCGCCGACAGTCAGACTCAATTCTTGACCCGCGCTCAGACCCTGGTTGAGAGATCGGTGCGTATCTCACATAGCGAGCTGCTACGCAAGCTACATCCGTGCCGAGCGGATATGTTCAAGAACGTGGTGGAGACGTTGATCGAGAGCGGGTTCATGACAAGGGATCTCGAGCGGCCACATATGTATGTTTGGACGGGGGCTACTGTTGGGTAGTAACGATCATGCGCTTGGTGCGGGGGCCCGGCGGCCCCCGGACCCCCCGGAAGCCGGACCTCCCCCGGACCACCCCACTTGGCTTTTAAGGTTTAAGAGGTCTAGGGAGCCCACCCGCGTGTGCAATGGCATGAGCCCCACAAGGGACAGCAGCCAAATCAGCACAGCGATAATGATCACCACCCTGATAATGAGCTTGATGGTCCCCTCGATGGGCAGCTGGGTCTCGACCAACCAAAGCAGTACACCAATCACGATCAACACGACCACAAGCTGAATCAGTTCCATGTGTTCCCCCTTGGACGGGTGGGGTAGCCCGCAGCACGAATAGATGCTTAGGGGCTATCCTATCCGTTCAATCATTGAAACGCCAACATTACTGGGTAGCTGGAGGTGGCAACTGCACGGGCGGCACAGGCTGCGGCGGGGGACCAGTGGGCCCAGTCTTCTGGTACACTGGGGCTTGGGGTCGCTGGGCAGCCGACGTACCCACTGGGCTGATAGCCGGGTTGCTCATGATCTGGGCAGCCTGCTCGGGTGAGTAGCCTTGGTTCTCCATCTGGTTGCGCTGGTTGATCACCCGCTGGGCATCCGTCAGGGAGATCCCCGCCGCGGTCAGGGCTTGGCCCAGCAGGCGGGCCGCGGTGTTAGGCATCTCGCCCTGTGCCACATACCGCGCCGCCCGCACAAACAGGCGACCCGATACGGGGTTTGTCATCACCCATTTAGCAATGGCGGGGCTCATGACCATCGCCGTGACCGCCGCGAGTTGGCCCGGTCGGTTGATCGCTTGCGCCCAATCTCCCGTGCGTACGGCCTCACGACCGATGCTGAACGCGATGGTCGCACCCGCGGCCACCCCGACGCCAGCGACCTTGCTGGGTATGCTACCCATCCGTTTGGCGCCTGCATTGATCGCGTCGATGGCATTCGAATACTTGTCCAAGTTGGCCACGTAGTCGTTGCCCATCACTGACTTCGTGAAATACTTCCCATACCCTTGGTTGTAGTTCTGCATCGCGTACCGGAGCTTGTCGGGGTCGAGGAATCCACTCGCGTCCGTCGCCCCATCAAGGATGTTGTTACTGATCGAGCGCCGCACATCGCCCATCCACGCGGGCCCGTTGGGGGCCTTCGACATGATCTTGTCCATGAGGTGAAAGTTGCCCGCGTCGCTGTTCTCGATCAGGTAGTCCGCGTAAGCCTTTGCCGAACCCTCCTTCGACGTTAGACCCTCAATGAATTTCTGGTTGAACAGAGCGTCATTCTCCGGCACGTTCGACTTCGCCCACGACTTGTAACCCTGCCTCATGTTGCTGGGCAGATCCCTCACGATCTGGTCATCAATGCGTTTGACCAACGCCTTGGCCTCGTTTTGGGCCTGGGTGGTGAGCGAGGGGTCCCTTACCATAGTCATCAAGTCCTGGCGTGCTACTTGGGCCTTCTCGAACGAGGCGCGCCCTGTCTCCCCGCCAGCCAACTCGTGGGCCACCAGCGCACCAACCTTATCGTCGGGTAGCTTGCCTGTCCCCAGCAGGTCTGCGCCCCACCCTGCAGGTCGATAGACCACCGGCATGGCGTTCATGGACCAATCGTCAGGGAGCTGTGACTTGAACCCGTTCATGGCAACCCTGAAGGGGATCTCCGCTGACTGGAACTGGCCCAGCACCGCACTATGCAGAACCTTGCCCTGCTCTTCGGGGCTCAGTGTTTGGGCAAACCCATTACCCACATCGGCGCCCAGCTGGGCCCTAAACAACTTGGACCGCGCCTCCAGGTATCCTGAGTTGGGAGCGGGCTGCACCGTGTTGGACATGCCTTGGAGACGCGTGAAGATGGAGCGGGGCAGCTCGGTGGGCATAATGCCACGAGTCCGCACGACCTCAAACGCGTCCTCAGGGTTAATGCCCCGCGCGATCAGCGCCTGGCGATCAGCGGGCGTTATATCCCCCACCGCAGCAGCGCGCTTGAATGGGTTCCAACTGTCACCTGACCAGGGCCGCCCCGTTATGCCCTCGTAACTGGACTTGAGCTTGTCCCCCATAGTCATAACGTCGTCGTAGGTCTGGGGCGTCACGACCTTGGAGTATGGGAATAGGGTATCGGGCATCTGCGCATGGATCCCCGCGCGGCCCACCATCTCCCCACTACCCATCTCAGCGCCCGTGTGGACCATGTTACTGAGCGATTCCTTGAAGGAGGCGTTCGCGCCCGGCAGCCCCATCGAGTGACGCCCAAACTCCACCACACCCTGGGCCCCCGTAGCTGCCAAGCCCGCCCCAATCCCGGCACCGGCGATCTCTACCACCGGGGCGTACGGCCCCGCGAAGGCTGCCGCTGGGGCCACAAACTCTGCGCCCGCCGCACCCCCCGCCATCGCAGACGCCAGGATGCCCCCGCCCTCAACCAACTGCTGAGCTGTAGATGGGTATCCGAGAGCCGGTAGCTTGGGTCCCTTCTCGGGATCAAGGATAGCTCCACCCGCGCCCTCGGGAGGCTGCTGGACGCGCTGGGAGTTGATGAAGTCCATGCGCTCCTGCAGGTATTTCTGGCGCTCGGACTCTGTCATTGCCCGGCCTCCTCAGGATGCAGGTTGGAGTGGTACTCTTGCCATGCCTTCCAGACCGCGTCGGGATTCTTATAATCCTTCGGGTTGAACTCCCCCAGGGATTGGAAGTCAGTGGTCGATGTGGTGCCGCTCGATGGAGTCGTGGTCACGCTCTTGTCTCGAGCCTCCTCGGGACCACCAATCTTCTTGGCATCTCGGGCAGCCTGGTCAGTCTGTGTGTTTTGGCCCTTGTAGTGGGCGTCAGCATCGGCGCCCGGTATCTGCCCATTGTTATGGAGCAGCACATTCATGCCCAGTGTGCCCGTGCGGCGGACTTCGTCTTCGGGCATAATGAACTCGAGCCCGTCGGGTACCGTCTGGTTCCTTGACTTGGCTAGCCCGACCATGAGCGCGTTGTCGTGCCGTAGCTTATCCGCGATGCCCTGCACTTGGTCCCACTTGGCGGGATCATCGAGAATACCTGGGATGCTATTCACCATCTGTGCCGAGGCTTTGGGATCCGAGCCTTTCTTGTATTCGTGGCTGATGTACCGTCGTGTCCAACGCTGGAGATCATCCTGCAGGTTTTGGACATCACTGTCCGCCGAGACGTATTGCGACCAGAGGCGCCCACCTAGATCCTGTGGGAGCTTCCCGCTCTTGATGAGCGTTTCCCGCCGAGCCATAATGTCCTGTAGGTCCCCATACAGGCCATTCCCTTCGCTCCAATCGACGGCATCCTTCGCATCCCATTTCTGGGGATTGTACATGGTCTTCAGTTCGTGCGCTAGTTGAATCGCCCCCGGTGCGTCGCGTGTCCTCAACAGAGACTCAAACGCCGCGTTCCCAATGATATCATCGGGGCTGAGCTTTGTCGCCCTCCGTATCTCGGCCTCCGCAGCGGCCCACAACGCATCTTGTGTCTTGGGATCAATGTTACCCGATTGCACACCCTCCACGTAGTTATTAACAGCTCGGCCCAGCGAGCCCTCCAGTCGCTTGGAGTTACGGAGCGCGATCGAATAATCCAAGCTTGGGTTGCCTGTCGCAGTGCCCACCATCGTCGCGGTGTGGCGGGGGTCGAGTGTGATCACCCCGTTCTGGTCCATCGGGAGCGTGAGTTTGGGATTCCCCGTTAGGAGCCGCTGGTTGTTCAGGAACTCGCGAGAGTTGTCGGCATCCCACTTGACGGTCCCGCTCGCGACATCGGCAGCCAGTTGCGTATTCTCCTTCGCAGCTTGCTGCCAGTTGAATGTGTAGGAGCCCTGGTTGCGGGTCTGGATGATGCTCTTTGTCTCCTCACCCGCCTTGGTCGTCTCGACCTTGGCCTTCGTGGTCTCCGCGTGCTTGAGCCCAATGTCGGCTGTGGTGGCCTCCGTCTCGCGAGCCTCCTTGTGGGTCCCGATGAATTCCTCGAACTCCTGCTTCCGCCTCTCCAGCCCGATACGCGTCTGTTCAGCCGAGGCGCGCTCCTTCTCGGCTGCCTCGCGAGCTGCCTCAGCTTCCTGATATCGGGCCTCCGACATCTTATGCAGCTTGAGCAGCTCGCTTTGGTACTCCGTCATAACACTCGGGTCGCGGCTCCTTTGGCGCCCCCGAAAGAGGCTCTGCATGAGGGCGTTGCGGTACGCTGCACCTGGGTCGATCAGTTCAGCCATCGCTCACCTCAGGTCGCGTACTGCCCCGGTGCCGGGATGCCAGCACCCCACGCGCTCACCGCGCCGGCCCCCGCGGGCATACCCGACTGGCGCATATAGTCTTGCCAGAAGCGGCCCATCGCCGCCTCCCGCTCGCCCATCTCACCCGTGGCTAGGCCGCCTTGGGCAGTCATCACATTCTGCATGCCCTGCTGCCGTAAGGCTTCTGCGCTTTGGCGCTGCTGCTCCAACTGCGTCTGGTATGTGCTGGCTTGCAACGCAATGTCCTGGGCGGTGCGCTCTCGCATGTTGGCCTGTTGCTGCAGGTTGGCGCTCGAGTACAGGGCCCCTCGGGAGCCCAACGTCTCACCAATTTGGCTGGCCTGCTGGTTGGCGTTCCGGTTGGCAACATCTAGGTAGTTGCTGAACAACTGCTGGAAGTTGGGCGCGATGCTCTTGCCCCAATTCTGCATGTTGCCATACTCGCCACCGACCATGTTCGCGTAATCGGTACCCGCCTGGCCAGGCCCCACGTAGTAGGGCGCGATGGCCTGGCTGGTGCTCGGTAGCGCCTGTTGTACCGGCCCACTTGGTGTGGGTGCCGCCGGGGGTGCGTTCTGCTGTCCCATCATTCACCTCACGCGTTGAGCGCCGCAGTTTGCTTGCCCTGCGCGGTCGCGAGCTTCGTCTGCACGCGGCCCAACCGGCGCTGCTGCCGCACATTAGGATCTTGGATGGCCGCTAGTTGGGTCTGGCGCGCTTGGAGCTGGTTGATCCGGTTGGCCCTATGCAGCAATTCCATCGAGTGGGGCGCCAGCACGTTCGGGTCGCCGCCCGACGCGAGGGCCATCTGCTGGTGCTGTTTGGCGAGGAACATGCGTTGTGCGGGATCCAGCTTCGTGCCCGTGCCCGCCTC